ATGATCCCCGGCGTAGGTCGACTCAAGAAGGTTACCGGCACCCATGACCCGCAGATCAATGACGCGATCCCGGTCATGATTGACCAGCTCGTCAGTCGGCAACAGCTCCAGCCCCTCAGGGATGTATCGGCTGGAAAGGTGACACTGTTACAGCTCTATGACCGCTGGAAAGAAGGAGACGGCAAACCGCTCAGCATGGCCGATGAGGTCTTGCCCGCCCTGAGCACCCTACGGGACTGGATCGCCATCTATGATAAGGTCAATCCCAAGACCCGAGAGAGCTACGACAACGTGGCCAACCAGCTCGGCAAGTTTGCCACCAAAAATACCACCGTGGCCGACTTTCCCGATCTCCTCAAGACCTACAAGAAAAACTGTCAGAAGCAGAAAACGGCCCGGTCATTCAACATCGCTCGAAACGTGCTCCGGTCGTTCTTGAAGAATACGATGGGCAAAAACTCAGCCCTCTATCATGCCATCGAGGATATCGAGCCGTTGAATGAGACGGTCAAGCGCAAGCCGGTCATCCTCTCCCCTGCTGAGTTGCGCGCATTGACTGACAAACTCCCGGCCAAGATCGGGCAGATGGTATGGACACTGGCCACCACAGGAATGGAGGTCAATACCTATTTCTTGAATCGGTTTGAAGTCCTGGCAGATCGTGTGCTGGTGCATGGGGAAAAACAGGCGCACAAGGATAACCGACGCGACCGGATCGTCCCGCTTGTGCTTGATGACCTGGCACGGCCCACAGTTCAGCTCAAGGCCTTTCGACGGGCAATCCGGAAAGTTCACAAAACCGTCACCGTCTATGATATGCGGCGATGCTTTGCCCACTGGCTCTATGAGGCTGGAATCAACGAGGTACGGATTGAGCAGTACGGCGGATGGCAAGCCAAGGAAATGGCAAGGAAATACGCCAAGGGAGCTATCGACAAGTACATCGTAGAGGATGCCGAGAAGATCCGGGCGTATGTCGAGGCGAGTAAGGCGATTGAGGTCAACCCACACTTCGCTGAGTTCTTCGAGACCGTGATGCCCTGAGGATGCCTTCTAAGACACGACAAAGGGGAGTCCGGTACGATGGGCTCCCCTTTTGTTTTCCTGCTACTTCCGTGGAGTTCTCTTCTTGCGCGTCTTGTTGTAATCCGGATGGTTTTGCACCGACTGATAGAGGGCATCAACAGCCTTATACCGGGCCTCGATATCCTTCACATCATCCGGCGACCCGCCGTTGTTTTCCAACACCTTGATTCGCTTGATCAGTTGGTTCTTCCACTTCGGGTCTTTGGTGGCCGAGAGAAACTGCCGCGTTTGGGCAAGTTCCTGATCATGATTGGCCCCACCCTTCTGGCTCATCTTCTTGCCAAGTGCCTCGCGATGAAGCTTGAGTTGCTTGAGAAACATGACGGACATTCGGTAGTGTCTCCGGATGGCTCGTAAAAGGATTGTCTGGGGGTTGTGGGCAATGAGTTGGCTATCTCGCTGCCCCATTGATTTAGTCGACCGGCTGAGAGATTCGCAAGGGCTCTACCTCGGAACGTTCTTGCCACACCAACCGTAAAACTTGGAGATGACCGCTGGCGTATCCTCTGGCAGCGTCGTTGATACCGTTAGCACCTTGTTGCCATAGAGTCCGACGCGAATGGCCAAGGCTGAGGGCGACCGTAGAATCCGCTTGATGATTTCACTTGACGTGTGCGTTGCGAAATCCTCGTTACCTACTGCCGTCTGACCGCCCTCCCCCACCCTAAGAAAGACGGGATAGGGATTGTCGGAGGCGTTCTTGATATCGACCCGTACCTTGCGCTCGTTGGTCGGATCAACATGAGCATCAAACACATCAACTCGCGTAGTCAGAAACACGTTTGGCCCCTTCCCCGGAGAACACATCAACTCAAGGCGCATTTGGTTCGGCCAATCCAGTGCCAAGGTGCGATAAGAATGGCCGCTGAAGTTGTCGACCGTCACCGAGTCAACCCAATGAAGCGAATCGGTGGGGGCTTGTGCCGTGATGCGAGCGACAGACAGCAAGCAGACGGCGAGTAACAGGTACAGGGTTTTCATGGGACGTACTCCGGGTGAAGGGTTGATATCCGATCTATGATCGATCAGGGGTCGTTCGCAAGTCGTGGCCGCTAGTCAATCGCTGGCCATCGCAGATAATCGGCGTATTTCTCAGGGAAGGCGTAGTTGTGAACGGGTAAGGATGAGCCGTGAATCATCAGCAACCGCCGATCCCGCCACTCTGCCGCTTCCTCTGCCGACTTGAAACCCCCTCGATATTCTCGCTTACCGTCGTAGTAAACGGACATCCCCCAGGTTGCCTTCCCCGTTTGATTGACCCCGTAATAGCCACTGGCTCTCTTGCTCTTGCGCGTCCCATGATTAGCGCCGTTCTGTGAGACGGTAACGGCTCGCAGATTTTTTCTTCGGTTGTCGTATTTGTTGCCATTGATATGATCGATGACGATGCCTTTAGGCGTACTGATCCCGGCGTTAGCTGCCACGAGTCGGTGCAAATATTTGATCGTCCATTTGCCGTTGTCGGGATTGCGCTGATTGGTCGTGGGATAACCGACGGAGCCGGAAGCTCGGTTGGTTACGCAGATGTACCACGAGCCGATAAACAGCAGCTTGCTATCAATCACGTCGACCATGATTTGGTGAGGTCCGATTTGTGCGACCGTGACCAGCTCGCCATCCATCTCTTCAATGTCAATGCTAGATATTGCCATCCTTGTTCTCAGGTGATGCGTTGATTGATTGGTCCTGCTCTAATGCCTTGCGAGCCATGCTGATCAGCTCGACTCCTTCGGCCGCCAACAGCTTGACTAGGGGTCCGTTTTCTTGGGGAATGTCGTACAGCGAAATAGTCTGGCAAAACGTTTCTCTGTCATAGTTGTTAGCTATGCGGATGATTCTTTCTCCACCAATCGACACATGACAGTCAAAGATCAGCCTATCAGTTGTCGCCGTTGGTAAGGTCAGATGCGCCGACTCCATTGTATTGGTCACACTGCTGGCGAGGTTGTCACCGAGATAGCCGTAGTCTGGCGACACTTTGAACCACTCGGTATTACGACAGAGCGTTTCCTTTATGATTGTTCCATCCGATATTGCGCCATCTGATGCACGTCTACCGCACGTCGTAACTTGGGCTTGGAAGTTGATTTCATCTCTGATCATCGGTCGATCTCCTGTGAGATTCCGCGCCGCGCCAACATCTTTGCATGATTTTCGGTAGTGGCGGCAGTAGACATATCCATCATGCATTGGATACCGGCCGCTGAAATGGCCTCATCATCTCCAACAATACAGTGCTTGACATCATACCAGCGGCACCCGGAAATTTTGCTCGCCCAATCCCCCGCAACCTTCAACGGTGATGCGCCAGCGAAAGCGTCGTTGCTCGTTTCCATCGTAATAACTGTGATCATCGGTCGTTCTCCTCATCGGAAGGTGGCTCTAGTGCTCCTGCTTGCTCTAATTTTTTTCGCGATTTCTCGACCTGCCGAGGTGTCCAGATGAAAAAGACAAATGCCGGTAGCGTGAACAGGCCAGCGAGGTACATGGCCAGCAGCTCGATAATTTTCCAAAAGATCATGCGTCGTGCTCCTTGTTTCGGTTGGTTGGTTTTCTACGGCTCAGGATGGCATCTGCAATGACGTAGCCGCAACACATCATCGATAGTAGCTCACAAATGGCGTTGATCATGGTGCTCCTGTTCAGGTTGGTTGTTGGTCCCACTGAGTCGCGAATGCATCGGCAATGCCCTGATACGTGATGCTTCGCTCTTTCCATCTGGTCTCGCTTGGGCCGAGTCGATTCTGTCCGCTCTTCGTCTGATTGCCGTATCTGCCCTTGGCTTTGTTTGCGCCATGACAGCTCTTGCAATCCCCCCCGCCGCCACTTCTGCTCCGCAACAAATCCATCGCGAGGGTTGGCGTAAGTCAGTCGAAATCAATGGCGGAAGGTTCTTGAGCCAGAATCCAATCAGGTCGCGTGCTTCTGGAATCAACGCCAGGTCATGCACAGACTGATCGTGGCTGAGGAGCGGCAGTTGACGGATCTCTGCCGATGATGCGCCAATCAGGTATCGCCATACGCTCGCAATGACTGGATCTTTCTCGATAAGGATGACTTGGCGCTGGTGATGACGGATAGAGAAGCCAGCACCGCCAGCAAAGGGTTCAATGATTGTATGATGGGTTGGAGCGGGATACCGAGGCGTTGCGCGATACTTGCTTCCGAAAAACTTCAAGAAGGTCCGCAGTGGTTGGGAGTTCTTCATGCGGTCTCGTCATTGCGAGGGCTTTTCTTGGTGGTCGTGTTCTCTTTGCTGCTGAGTGATGCCTGATAGAGAGTCTCCATTAGTATCATGTGTTCAGGTGAGTTTGACGCATAGACCCAGTCAACCGAGCCCTTTTCAATCAGGTTGCGGACATAGCCTGATACACTCTCACCGTTCTTCTTCGCGAGCGACTTCAGCTTTCGGAGTGTGGCGCGGGTTACAACGAGGTTGATTCGTGCGGGGTATTTCTTCGATGGTCGTTTCATGCTGGCCTTTCGTCTAGAGGTTGATTCCTACCTCCTATACATATCAGCCAGTTTTCTCAAACATCATATTTGGGTATGCGTCAGGTATGCTCCTAGCTCCGGATCATCGGCAGCTCCATCATTTTCTTGTAATCATGCGCCTTGGCTAGGATAACGTCCAAACCATTGACCATCGCTTTCGTGCGACACCATCGGGAGTGTTGATCGCCGTCGAAGATTGGTACTTCTGGCGTACCGTAGTAGGTGACGTAACGGAGGGTCTGTTGTTCTGCTACATCCAGCAGTGGCCACACTTTGTTGTTGAGACATCCATCAAAGTCGATCTCCGTCTTAGCGATCCATTCTGCTGATTCGGCCTGACTCGCGCATTCCTTGAGCAGCAGTCGTTTGCCGATTATGAGGCACTCGTCAAGGGCCTGAATTTTCGGTCCCACGTCAGTTAGACTAGTGATCAACTTCTCGCGTTCCGCCAACCTAGCGACGGCAGTGTCGGCCTTGTATTCAAGTTCTGCTCTTTCCTCGTCATCGGCGCGAAATGACCCAAGCATCCAGTTCCAGCTAAAGGCCAGGATCGGTGCGGCGGCGAGTGATGCGAGAAGTTCACCGGCTAACTCGACGGCTTTCCCCATCGCATCAAAGGAAAGCCCGGTCAAGTGCGTTAGCCCATAGGTGATTGGAAGTGCCACGATAAAGCCGTAGCCAACATCGGGCTTCTTCGTATCACGCTTGGCAATCTGATAGGCGCTCAGTCGGGGCATGGGTTGAAAATAGCTCGCTTCACGATTTTGACGACGCCATACAGAATGACTGCCTGTTACGCCTTGCCAGATGCAACCCGCTGGGATTCACCTCACCAGCTTACCGTAATGGAGAGCAACGAAACGCCATGCATGGAGGCCAGCACCATTTTCGGCGACGCCACCTTTTCAAACGAAATCCGGAAAGGATTCACCGGGTCAGGATGCCGAACGACTGTCACCTCACCGCCCAAGCCTCCTGCCACTGCTCTGTCATGCGTCACTGTCCAGACCATTTTCAGCTCATCCGATGCGACCATTGCAGCCAGGTTGATCGCCGCGAGTCTTGGCACTGGGATATTGCGCTGGTCAACCTCTTCCCTCGGATCGTCCAATTTCTCATGCCGCATACAACAGAACGTGTCATCATCCAGCGTCAACCGAGCCGTATAGAGCCCTGAGCGTGTCGAGTACCAGAGTGTGCGTCCCATGGCTACCAGCGGAACAGGAATCGGCCAAGGGTACAGGTTTCGGGACCACAACTGGCGCTTCCTCGTCATTCCCGAACATATCCCGTATGTGGAGAATCCCGCAAGGCAGCTCAAGCCAGGTCGAGGTCATCAGAAGGGGTCAGAACCGGCCTAAGATGCCCTGAGAATGATCGTTTATCCGAGTATGGCCCCAAGTATCCGGCAATCTATTCTGAGGCTAAGGCGTTGATTTGGCTTGGCTTACGACCTGATAGCCCAAGATATTCGGATTCTTTCATTCTTTGATTTATTGAATTCTCGCCTCACCAGTGCCAAATCAACTGTGCAATCAACTTGACGACTGCCACTTGACAACGGCTGACCACCAGTGTATTATTCCCCCCGCTCCAAAACATCCCGGCTAAAGAGAGCCACCAGCGGCACAATTCCCATTTCTTGGGGAGGCCACGTCATGCGATAGCTATGTCCAATATTCAAATTTGTTTAGCAGGACTATTCAATAAATCATCGTAAACTAATTTCACAAGGAGCGGGACAATGCATAAGCAAAAGTCAGGAAACGCACGGAAGTCAAAGAAGGCAGCGGCAGGAAAGAAGGCGGCAGCACCTAGGACAGAACCACTCGATACTGACTTGGCTCTGCTGGCATGGAAGGAGTCGGTTAGCCGTTTCGGGGCACCTAACCAGAACTTTGACGGCAAAATGGTTACCAAGTTTTTTCCCGGCTTGAAAGATGCCAAGAGATACGTCCACGAGCAGTTGAAGAAAGAATTTCCCGAGATCAGCGTCAGCGAGTTTGAGGCCGACTGGAGGGATGCGCGCACGGATGAGGGCGATGGGCGAGTGTTCGAGTTGGCTGGCTTTCGGATCTACATGCGGGAGATTGAATCATGAGCGATCAAGACGCCGAATTCCCGACCGTCCCAGCGAAACGGACCTACGAGGTGAAGGAATCGGGCCAGGATTTTCCGCAAGCCTTCTACGACTGGAGCGCGACCAAACAGTACCTAGAATCGTTGGACGCCGACGGCATAACATGGGAGATGAGCATCATTGAGGACACTTTCCCCGGTGAATGGAAATCCGATAACATCGAAAAAGCTCAGCGACACGAGGACTTGCTGAATCGGGTTCGTAAGCAACGGGATGAAAGGGAGGCACCATCGACCTGAGCCAGCAGCAAAAATGATCGTTTCAGAATCGGGCGACATAGTTATAGGTAGAAGGATCACTACCAGTCGCCTGACCGACAAATGATCCGGCAGCATACGAAGGGCCGTGTTTGAGTCTTCTTCTGGGTCAGGCTAGAGGAGGAAGTCAACCGGCCCTTTTTTCATTTGCACCAACAGGTCTTCTGCCACCGTCATAGCCTGATCGCCAACGGTAACTCCACCAGCGATGAAATAACGGGATGAACCATTGATCGGGCGTTTCCTGCATCTCGCCTACCGATACGAAAAATGCAGAGCTAGGGAGCTATCACGAGGGGCGATGATCTAGCCAACCAGAACTCATCCGGTTTGTCCGGGGGTGAATCAAGCAGGACTTCAGATCAATGGAGGCAGTGGTGGTAGTTGAGGGGAAATGAATCCTGGGGCCAACTGGTCAGTTTTCTTCATCCTTCACCCGTTCTAGGCCCTCGTGTACCCATGACCCAACAGAGGCAACTATTCCTGAGTCCCATCCATGTTCAAGCAGTCAGAGAAGTCCAGATATTTCCAACTCCTGAAGGATGACCCAACCGAGGCCTACCCGTTCTATCTCCAGACCGATCACTGGCGAGCGTTGAAAAAGAAAGTCAAGGCCCGAGATCATGACCGCTGTATCCGCTGCCATCTGTTCAACGACCTTCACGTCCATCATCTGACCTACACCAACCTATGGCACGAACAGCTAAGCGACCTGGTGACCCTCTGCCGTCATTGCCACGAACTCAGTCACGCCTCAAGCACCATCAGGCAAGAGATATCGGCACGAATCGCCCATGAATCTCTACTTATAAATGACCCCCTTACACACGGAGCATCCCTTATATGACCGCCTTACTACTCTTCATCCCGAAGGCCATTGCTTGGATCTTGGGAGGTGTCAAAGCCGCAGAGCTAGCCTTTCCAACGATTGAGAAGTTTCTAAACCTGATCGCCGGCCTGTTCACGAGCTCGACTACCACGCCTGTCACCCCAACGGCCATCAAAGCACCATCACCGACTGACACGACCAGTAATCAGGTCTAATCCGTCTTGACGACCGTTACTATCGATCAGGCCAGTCTCACAAAGTTTGCCGGAGACTTTGCAAAGCAGGTTCCCTACGCTCTGTCACTGGCCATCAATAACACGTTGGTCGATAGTCAGAAGGCCGAGATTGCGCGTGTCTCATCGGGCTTCCTCATCCGCAGAGCCAGCTATCTCAAGCAGTCCATCAAGATCAGCCCCTTTGCCAAGAAGAGCAGCTTGACCGGCATTATCTCGGTAGCCAATGTCGGAGCCTATCCCTCGGTATTTGCCAAGTTTGAAGGCAACTCGACTAAGACACCGTTCCGTGGCAGTAACATCGCCATCCCCACCAGCTATACCCGGCCTAACGCATCGGTTGTGGTCTCTCAAGGCAAGCGCCCCAAGAACCTGGCGAAGGCATTCGTGATCAAGGGCAGTAACGGCGAATCCTTTCTGATGATCCGGAATGCCAAAGGCAAGTACAAGGGCTTGCAAGTGGCCTACGTCTTGAAGCCCTCTGTGCCAATCACGAGCCATCGCCTGAGTTTCACCGATACCATCACGGCCACCATCAATGCACGCTTACAAACCAACTGGTCAACGGCATGGGACAAAGCCGTGGCCACTGCCCATCCGTAACGACTATCACCGAGGCATGACCCTATGACCCACACCCCAACACCATTTACCACACCATCAGCGACCAAGCTAGAGCCCCATCAATTGGCCCACCTTACCAGTCTCGTGCAACTGCTCAACAGCCCCTCGGCAACCCTGGGCAGTCGTTTGCAAGAGATCAGCGAGTATGTGGAGTCACTGCGTCAACTCCACGGGCTCACTACGGCTCTACCCGCGCTCAATGCCTTACTAACCCGCACTGACAGACAATGAGTCGCACACCGGCCAAAGGCATTTACGCAATCATCCACCCCGGAAGCCAAGCGTACTACGTCGGACAATCGCGAGACGTTCAATCCCGTTGGAGTCATCACAGGAACGAACTCCGGAAGGATCGCCACGTCAACCGCCGCCTACAACACATCGCCAATAAGTACGGCGTCGATTCGCTAGAGCACCATTTGATTAGCGAGCTGCCGTTAGAGTTGTTGAACGAGGGCGAACAACTGACGCTGGACCTTTGTAAGGGCGATAAGGATTGCGTCAATGCCTTGTGGGAGGTTGGCGCTGTGCCTGTTGTAGAACAGACATTCCCGATGCGTTTGCGGCACCTTGAACAATATCTTAGGCACCCTTTGAGCGAGGCGCTGGCGGAACTGTGGGAAGCTAACCAACATATCAAGAGCGGCAAAAGCTCTGGCAACACCGTATACAAGGTATTGAAGCGCCTACGAATACGCACTGACAAAGAAGCAGACAAGATACGTGAAGCTTGGGCAACGGAACAGTTGAAGGCATACACCGCAGTAGCGACGGAGCATGACCTCCTTACGACTACCCGCCTGTTACTCACCCCTCATATCTCGTTCGTGGAGCCCGTCACCTTATATCACGATGACGGTAGAGTCGCCGTCATTGACAACATGACAACGTTTGCCAAGAGCATTGGCTACGACTCCTCATCACTACTGAACAAGGTCGTGCGTGGGGAGAAGCCTAGTGCGTATGGTTGGCGACGTAAACCAACATCATCCGGCAAGCGCCCGCGACGTACCCAAGAAAAGCATCCCGCGAGCATAGGTTCTCCCTGAGGTTGAACCCGCGCGGGGACGCAACAGTCCGGGACTCCTCGATTTTCAGCATTTGAAAGATCATCGCCATTCATTCGCACACACCCGGCCTAGAATGCGCCACAATCGCCCGACGTTGCCCTGAGAAAGCCCCGATAACCCTGACCTACCCTGACTTACCCCCGCATTTGTTGGGCTGATTTATCACCTTTTTGAACATTTATTTGAGTACCAAAGTATGGCAGCAAAGAAAACCACCATCTCAAAACCAAAGACCGATAAGTTGGTCACGCTTGCCGAGTTGTGCGAGTGCTTTGGCGTCAGTGATCGGACCATTTCCAACTGGAAGAATGACGGCTTGAATGCCGCTGTGAGCCGAGACCGTTACTCAATGCCCAAGGCGATTCGCTGGTTTGCCGACCGAGAAATCCAATTGGCGCTGAGCCGTCAACAGAGCGAACCAGAAGCAACCGATATCAAGGATCGCAAGCTTTTGGCAGAGGCGCGGATGAAAGAGGTTGAGCTAGCCCGGATGATTGGCGAGCTCGTGAATATCGAGGATGCCAAGCGCGACTTAGAGAAGCACTTAGGGATTGTCCGGGCAGCGCTCTTAGCCTTCCCGGCTCGCTTTGCCCCCTTTGCCGTGATGATTACCGATGTGTTGAGCGCCCGTGTCCTCTTGGATGCCCACGTTGCCGAAATGATGCGCGCCATAGTCAGTCAGGCAGAGCAACCGGAGGAAGAACTACCGGAGGCCGATGACAACGACTGATAACGTGCGCCTGAGCCATCCCGATTCACTTGCCAAGCTTCGCAATACCCTACGCCAGACCACTCGCCAAATCCTTTCCCCACCTCGCAAGATCAAGCTATCCGATTGGTCTGATGAAAATATCGTCCTAGGGCTCACATCGGCAGAACCGGGACAGTGGCGAACAGATAGAGCCCCATATCAGCGCGAGATTTTGGACACGATGGGCAGTTACGAGCATCAAAAAGTCGTGCTGATGACCTCGGCACAGATCGGCAAAACGGGTTGTCTGTTGAATCTGGCAGCCTTTCACATGAAGGAAGACCCTGCCCCGATCATGATTGTCCAGCCGTCAAAGCAGATGGCCGAGAACTTTAGTACCAGCAAGCTCACTCCGGTCCTCAATGAGTCGCCAGGTCTCCGTACCCTCGTTGCTAGCACTCGGAAACGTGATGGTGGCAACAAAGTTTTGAGCAAGACGTTTCCCGGAGGTGGTCTCTACATGGTCGGGGCTCAGTCTGCCTCTGCCCTCCGCTCACTGTCCATCCGCGTTCTGTTAGCTGACGAGATCGACGCTTACCCGCCCGATGTTGACGATGAGGGCGATCCGCTCCGATTAGCCATTGCCAGAACGATTACCTATCCCAACCGCAAGATCATTCTGTGCTCGACCCCTACCATCAAAGACTTTTCCCGCATTGAGACCGAGTACCTAGGCGGCGATCAGCGAACCTTTCACGTCCCCTGCCCTCATTGTGGCGCCTATCAACGGCTCGTCTTTGGCGGCAGAGAGTATACGCACGGCCTCAAATGGCAGCATCACGACGCATCAACGGCAGTCTATCAGTGTGAGCATTGCCACGACTTCATCAGTGAGAGCCATAAGCTTCAAATGATGTTGCACGGCCAATGGATTGCAGCGAATCCGGATGGCAAATACCCGTCTTTTCACGTCTCAGCCCTCTACAGCCCTTGGACACGATGGGCAGATATTGTCGAGGAATGGCTAGAGTGTCATGGGACTCCGGATAAGCGGCGCTCATTTGTGAACCTGAAGCTTGGCGAACCGTTCGAGGATAAGACCAATCTCTTAGAGACCTCTGACCTTGCCGCCCATTGCCATTCCTATCCCGCCGAGGTGCCTCCAGGTGTTGGGGTCATTACATGCGGCATTGACGTGCAACAGGACTGGATCGAATGTCACGCTTACGGCTGGGGCATTGGCGAAGAGGGTTGGTATATCGATTCCAAGCAGTTAGTCGGCAATACCACTCAGCAAGACGTATGGGACCAGCTCGACATCTACCTGCGTACCACCTACACCACCCCGGCAGGAGGAAGAGTCCCCATCAGGATATCGGCCATTGATACCGGCGCATTTACCGAGATGGTCAACCGGCAGGTACTATGGCTCAAGAGTCGTGGCCATCACATCGTACCGACCAAAGGCTTCGACGGTTCACGAGCAGTGTTTGAGTGGTCATTGCAGAAGAAACAGGGACAAGCCAAGCTCGGCATCATCGGATCGTCACAAGCGAAAGAGATTCTGTTCAGCCGATTACGAGGCGTTACCAATCACGGCCCAGGATTCATCCATTACCCCGCAACCATCCCGCTCTTAGTCCTTGAAGGCATCACCTCTGAGAAGAAGATCACGGTCTACGGCAAAGGGAATGCACCGAAGACGATGTGGAAACAGATGCGCGACCGTAACGAGCCACTCGACTGTCTGGTCTATTCCTTTGCCATCCTCCATTCGTTGGGCAAACACATTCTTCAAGAGATGCCCGCACTGGTTGACGCTGTATCGGCACTGACTGGCGATGTACCCGACCTCACTGCCACTAGCCCCGATGGCACTCAGTCAACAGGATTTGAAATCAAGGGGTTGAAGACCCGACCATCTCTTATTGGCTCATCTTGGCTGTCACGCTGATGGGATTCATGCACTTGTCTCTATTTATCCCTATACCGCCCTTCATTTTGGTTCTTCATGTACGCCTTTGACCACCAACAGTCAGACCTACCTCGGGAAATCGTTGCTGGCGATTCCGTTTGTTTGACGTTCCGGTCATCTCAAGCGCTCTCCGGCTGGCTACCTACCCTCTATATCAACGGCGCATCACGTCTCCAAGTCACCGGCACAACGACCAACGACGCCTTTCTGATCACGATTCCAGCCTCTAAATCAGCTAATCTTTTGCCGGGTGCCTACGGCTATACCCTATCCATTGCTCAGAACGACGAGCGCTTGACCATTGCCCAAGGCATTCTGACAGTGGCAGAGAATCCGGCTACTGCTGTCCCGAAGCTGGTTCACGTTGAGCGTATGGTCAGATGTATTGACGATGTGATTGCCGGGCGGATTACCGATGACGTGCAATCCTTTGCTATCGCTGGGAAGAACCTTACCAGCATCCCGATTCTGGAGTTACACCAGCTCCGGGCGGTCTATGCCAAGGAACTGTATGCGTTGAAGTATGGCCCCGGCAGTATCCGCCATCAGGTCTCTCTACGGTTTGAACCTGTCGGAGGCCGATGAGTCTTTCTGACCTTTCCTTTGGATATCGCACATCAGCTCGCGAAGCCCCAACACTACCAGCAGTTACTCCGCTTTACGAGCCACCGTTCTCGATCAGCAACTTGAATCGCAACTTTGAAGCGGTCTCAGGGCGACTCAACATCCATTACCGGCAGTTGCTAGGGCCGAATCGCGCCAATCAATGGGCCATCCGTCCTCTGAGGGCTACTAGTCGATGGCTCGCGGAAAACGACGTGTATATCAGCCGTTGGCTTGAAATCCTCCGGATCAACGTCATCGGCAGTGAAGGCATCCGGCTAGAGGCCAAGATCACCGATGGCATTACCGGGAACTATGCCTATAAGACGAACACGACGCTCGAAAAGGATTGGGCCGAGTGGTGCAATGCGGCCTCGGTTGACGGGCTGTGGACCTTTGCTGATATCGAGCAACAGGCTATTCGGAATACCGCTTGTGACGGAGAAATCTTTGTCCGCATGATGTACGGCCCCAAGCTGAATCGATGGGGCTTCGGTCTCTCGATTATTGATGCCGACCTACTAGACGAGCGCAATAACGCAACTGGCCTCAAGAACGGCAACAGCATCGTGCAAGGAATCGAAGTCAATGCCCTTGGCCAACGACAAGCGTACTGGTTCTATAACCGCCATCCGGACGACACGAATACCGGCTTGCCTTTGCAGAAGATCCGTGTCCCTGCCGATGAAGTCTTGCACATCTATCGGCCATCACGTCCAAATCAGTTTCACGGCATCCCTTGGGCAACGCCAGCCTTTGTCATGGTGGCCCAGGTCCATGAATACACTCATGCCGAGTTAGTAGCAGCGCAAGCAGCGGCCAACAACATCGGCAGTATCGAAACGGACCTGCTGGACACGACGGCCTATACGAAACCGCCGGAACGTGTGACCCTTGATAGCGCCGCTGGACAGCTCTTGAAGCTTGCGCCAGGTGAACGGCTCGAATGGACACCAGCGACACGGCCCCCAGCCGCCTTTGCCTCGTTTGTGACGACCCTGTTGCACTCGATAGCCGCCGCACTGAACTGCCCCTATAGCTCACTGACCACTGACGTAAGCCTTGAGAACTATTCATCGGGCCGTGTGAGTGTGATTGAGGCCAGAGACTATTACAAAAACGTGGCAGCGTGGCTCGTCAGAATGCTTCACGACAAAGTGTACGAGGCATGGCTGACCACATCGCTTGAAAACAAGGCGATTCAACTGCCCACGGATAACCCGGCTGACTATTTCGACGTGGAGTTTCGTAGCCGCTCGTGGAAATGGGCCGATCCGCTCAAGGATTTGAAGGGCTACGAAATGGCGATTCAGAATAACCTCATCTCCAAAGCCCAGGTCGCCAGTGAAATGGGCCTGAACTTCCGGGATGTGGCGCAAGCGAGATACGAAGAACAGAAGCTAGAGGCGCAATATCGCCAACGGCTGGTCGAAGTAGACGGGCTCGGGGACTACCTGATTGCTACGCTACTCACAGACGACAACAAAATCACCGTAACGGAGGCCGATCCAGCATCCGCAACATCAGCAGGAGCAAAGAAAGAATGAAACCCACTAAGACCCCATCAACCGGGACAGTTGCATGTCGCTCGGCAACCGTAGATCAGACACAGGCCGATAACGGCTCGTTTACTCTATCAGTCAGCTCGGAAACACCTTACCTCCGGTCCTTTGGTTACGAGGTGTTGAGCCATGCCGCTGGTGCCGTTGACCTAACCAGATTCCAGAACTTTGCAGCCGTGCGGAACGAACATGACGGCGCGCAAATCGGCGTGATTGACTCGGCAGAGATTTCCAACGCCAAGATTTACACGACCGTCCGCTTTTCCAGTGGCCCTGACGGTCAGATGTTCGCCAAAGACGTAGCCGATGGTATCCGAAGAAACGTCAGTGTTGCCTACTCAGTCGAGCAATGGGACAACCCGCAACCCCGGCCAGAGATTGACGGCATCCCCGTTTATGTGGCGACCAAGTGGACCCCGATCAATTTCGCATGGGTTGGCGATCCAGCCGATATAAGCGTGGGCGTGGGCAGAAGTTTGACCTTGACGCCTGATCAACTCGTGGCCCTGAAGGCGCTGGCAGAATCAGCCGTTACCGAGGCCGCACCACAGGACGATAAAGAGCCAGCAGAGACCACAGCCATTGTTGAAGATATTCCGGCAGTGGCGGCAGAGGATACGCCGACTGCATCTCGCAACATTCCAGAACAAATCGTAACCAATGAGCTAGTTACAAGTATCAAGGCCGCCGAACATGACAGCGCGCCCGCAGCACAACCCCTATCCACCGAGGCGACAGACGACACCACTGTTCGGCACGCCATCAGCAATGAGAGTGAACCAATGAAAGACAACACCGCAAACATCATCAACCCTAACATCGTACTAACGGAGCGCGAACAGAAGCAATACAGCCTTAGCAACGCCATTCGTTCTGTATTGGACGGCACCCGCAGCGGCTTTGAGTTTGACGTTAGCCAGCAGATTGCCGCAACCGCAGCGCGCCACCACAACGTTCTACCGGCCAACAGTTTCTTCATGCCGACCTCGATCCGTGCAACCTCCATCGGCGACCCGAATACTGCTGGTGCGATGACGGAAACAACAGTCGGTCCGGGCGTCCTGCCGTATCTCAGCAATCATGCGAAGCTAGCCGAACTCGGCGCGCAACTTTGGACGCTTGATCGCTTGACAAACATTCCTCGTCAGACTGGCGACATTGCAGCGACGTGGCAATCTGAGGATGGAAGTCAAGCCAATGCCGCGAGCGCATCATACAGCGCGATGACACTCAAGCCGCGCAAGTTGATCGGAACAACCCAACTTACGCAAGAAGCCCTCTTGGTAACCAACTACAACCAAGTCGACCTTGTGACTTCGCGCCTTTACAACGCATTCGCGGTTGCGTTCGATAGAGCTGGCATTCAAGGCGCAGCGGGCGGTAACTCGCCGGTTGGTTTGATCAATACGACGGGCTTTGTTTCTGGTTCGGCGTCTGGGTCAGCTCTCTCATGGGCGAACGCGACGGAACTAATGAGCCTGGTAGCAACAGCCAACGCTGATCTCGGAAATCAGGCCTTCCTAACGACCCCTGCTATCAAATATGCGGCAATGTCGTACCAGAAGGGCACTTCAACGGTTGACTTCGTCGTTTCAAACAACGAAAAGGTCGGCCTCTACGATTGCGTCCATTCCAACAACGTTCCGGCCGGGTATTTCATCTATGGCGACTGGACCAACATGGTTCTTTCCGAATTTGGCTCAATCATGGTGACGGTTGACAATCTGACCTTGGCCGATTCCGGTAAGATCAAGATTACTGGGTGTATGTTGGCAGACGTGGGAATAGCGCAACTAGGCGCCTTCGCGTGCCAGCGTCAAATCCACTAAGCAGTAAAGGAATGGGGGCTATTCATCTCCGGGTAGTCCCCTCCTCACTATGTCTGTCTTTACGAAACACAACGATACGCTTTTGCGACGTGCTGGCAGCATTTGGCACGCGACGATCAACGGAGGCGCGCTTTCGTTCTCCGGGCTTTTCAGCATTGAAACGGCCATTGTCAATGATCCTGGCAGCAATGCCCAAGTCTTGACGACGGTTACCAGCATCACAGCAGATACCGAGATTGCGAATACCCTTACCGTCGATACACCCTTGACGGACCAACACGGCAGAGCATGGCGAGTGCGTGCGGTTGAGCCGATAGACGATGGCTCACTGTCCAAGGTTCACATCGTATGTTAGTCCAGACCTTGCGGATGGTTGCGACGGCCTTGTCTCACCCTGATTACGGGGTCAATGCTCGGCTAGCTCTCTTGGAACGCGACGGCTCAGACCCATTGCCGCCTTTGATTACGACCGTGCTCGATACGACCTCATCCAACTTGACAGCCTTTGGCAGAGTACCGCAGGATAAGCAGAAGCTCCCAATGCTCTTCGTAGACATTGCGGACCAATTTGACCTGACGCCATCAGTGTTCGCCAACTATCGGCAAGCAGACATTCCCATCGTGATCGGTTATGTGGTGGCCAATGTCGAGACTGCCGAGGCCTTCCGTAACAGTGCCTATATCATGCAATCCGTGATGGACTGTCTGGAGGTTTTCGAGAAGAACGGGAATGCAGCCGACAGAACACGCGGCAACGTTTCGATTCTTTGTAGCTCGGCCATGAACTGGTCCAAACATCTCGACAACATCAACGACTCATTTCTTACAGACGCTTTGAAGGTGACCTATACCGTTCGAGCGCTTACTCAGGTAGATCAATAATATGTCAACAGTCAAAGTCATTTCTAATTATTTGCTTCTGGCAGCCCTTGAAACCAATGGATACGGCAACGGCGCGACAGTCTCCCCCACCGTGAATACCGTGCTTTGTGCTGGTGGCGATGCTCCAGATGCGACCATAGCCTACAGCTACGATGGCGACCGAAAGGGTATGGCTCTCTCAGGCGGCAATCAACGACGCACCACTCCCTCAGGCAAGTCCATTACGACAAAGATTGATATGGACCTGAAGGGCAACGGCATCGGCTACAACACGAGCGTTTCTGGCTCACCTCCGGTACATAATTTTTTGCTAGCATCCGGATTCTCAGGGTCATTGAGTGCAGGAGCATGGACCTACACGTACACCCCCATCACCACAGCGCCGAATAGCCTAGCCTTACAGCTCTATAGCCGGATTGCTGGTGGTTCAGGGGCGGAGGTGTATCCTATCTCTGGCTCATACGGCAAGATGTCTTTCAAGGCCGATACCAATGGTGGCCCGCTGGTGATGTCCTTCGCATTGAGCGGCATTCCTGGCACCCCGACTGACGCTGTCGCAGTACCGACCAACATTACGTGGAACGCCTCAAGCGTGATCCCTCCGAAGGGAGAAAAGCTTTCCTTTACAGCGGGGTCTTTCGTCGCCAACTTGCGCGATGTGTCTTACGATGACGGGCTGGACATTGGCCCTCGTGTCAATCTCTCCGCTACGGGGTCATTCTCAGGCTACTACATCGGCAGACGCTCACCTAAGCTGACCGTGACCATCGAAGATGACGCCTTCAGCTCATACAGCCCACTTGCGGATTGGGACTCAGCCGTACAGCGCAGCGTTTCCTTTACGGTCGGATCGGGACTGACGGCCAACTCTTGCACCATGACCTTTCCTTCAGCATCCATTGGCAGCGTGAAGCCAGATAAGAGCGGCGATATTGCGACCTGGGTCATCGAATACTACCCGACCCCAAGCAGCCCGTCAGCCAATGACGACGTAATCCTGACCTTCAACGCCTAACAGCCCCACCATTCCTTCAATGAAAGCCCCTGTCGAGTCATGCCGATGGGGGCTTTTCACGGTTGAAATCCCCTTAGAAACCTACTTATAGAGAGACACTTCCATCACGGAGCATGACCTATGGCGCACTTTGATATCGACGCATGGCAGCAGACGACCGAACGACCTTCGATTACCCTCAGAGGCAGAACCTATACCGGCAAACTCTTGAGCGCTGAACAGTTTTTGCCAATTCTTGCACGCCTCCAATCCGTGGCAACCGACCCTGAAGGATTCTTTGCTGTTACTCGTGACTATCTGACCCTGATCTACCCGCGTCAGAAATGGTTGACCTGGCGTCCGCAGATTGTCGATGAAATCATGAGCCAACCGAATGCAGCGGAGATTATCAGCAGTTTTTTCGCAATCCAACTGGCGGCAATGAGCATGACCCCGACCGACCAGTTGACGAATGGGAAGCCCTTAGAGCCAAGCAGCGACAACTAGCGCCAAAGGTCACCAGAACGACCGACCTGCTTGTCATGCCTCCGGCGCTGATGATTGCCAATGTCATTCGCTTCTACGGCTACGAGACGTGGCAGAACGCTCACTATGAGACCAGCGACCAGATCATCCCTTTCGGTCGCTTCATGATGCTCTATCGCGCCATGCCGAATGTCCAAGCGCTAGAGCGGATCAACCACACATGGGCAGCAACCAATGCAATCGCCGCGTGTAATGGGGTTGAGGCATCGGTCGTTACCAAAATGCAGCAAAGGGACTTAGAAGAAGCATACGGAAAGGAGCAGAATGGCTAGTAATCCGAACGTCAATGTAAAGCTTACCGCAACAGACGATACCAAAGGCGTAGTCGATCAAATCGGCTCACACATCAAGAGCATGGCGGTAGATGCGGCCAAAACGTTCGGGGCCATCTTTGCTGTCAAGGAAATCGGGGCCTTTTTCGAGGCAGCTATTTCCAAGTCCTTAGATGCCGAGAAGTCCTTCCAGCTCATCGGCAATGCCTTACGCAATGTTGGGGTCAATGCCCAACAAGCACAACCAGCCGTCGAGGCGCTGATCAAGAATGCGAGCAACCTTACCGGCTTCAAGACCGAGGATGTTCAGAAGGCATTCACTGAGCTATTAGAGCGGACTGGTAGCTACGACAAGGCACAAAAAGCGCTCATTCCTACCCTAGACCTGGCAGCCGCAAAGAACAAAGACGTAACCGATGCCGCTGACCTCTATTCGCGTGCGCTCACTGGCAACGCCAAGGCCATTCAACAGGTAGCCGGGACACAAGGAGCAGCAGCGGCAAGCAATACCGGGATTCTACAAACGGTCAACTCCCTCAAGAACGCATATGAAGGCTTTCAGATATCCCTCGGACGGGCGCTCACATCCTCTGATGGTGCGGCGGAATCTGGCGGAATGCTGATCAGCTTCTTTACTAGCCTTGAGAAATGGATCACCGAGAATCAATCCACGATTGCGGCATGGGGCTCAGTTGTGTCGGATGTGCTGAAAGGGCTCAAGAGTGCGATCACTCCGCTGGTTCCCGTCTTTCAAGCAGCATTCTACGTTCTGACTGTGGCAGCGCTCGCCTTTGGAACCATCTTCCGCGAGTTAGGGGCTGGTGTCGAATATGTTGTGGGCAGTATTGAAACCTACCTCGGCAATATGGTTGGCCAGTCCTCGAAATTCTTTGCCCTCTTCGGACTCAATGTTGATGCCGTGACGAAGAAGCTCCTAGACGCTGGCAAAACCAATATCGCGCAGTCGAAGAAGGATTATGCCCAAGCTGAATCAGACCTCAAGACGCATTTGGCCAACATGGATAAGCCGACTGCCAAGCCAACTGCCGATCTCAAGAGTGGCAAAGGTGGCACCCCGGCAAAGACTCAGGCAGAGCTAAACGCCGATGCCGCTGCCAATGCCAAGAACCTGGCCGACGAGATAAGCCAATGGAATCAGCTCATCGCCCTCCGCACGGCCACAGCAGCACAGCTAGCACAGCTCATCACCCTACGGGATCAACTACAGGCCAAGGTCGACAAGGGTAATCTATCGCTCAAGGATGAAGCGACGACCTTGAAACAGATTGCCGACCTCAACAAAGACATCGCAACGGCAACGACGGATCGCAGTAAGCTTGCCGATGCATCCCTGACACCAACGACCATCAGCACAGAACACAAGGCTACCACATCATATAAGCCACCCGAGTCCGCCAGCATCGATGACCTGACACCTTACGGGGGACTGACACAAGCAGATGCCGAGAAACTGGCTCAGATGCGACAGGATCAAGAAACCGGCTTAGAAACGTTGGCAGATAAGACCATCGGGGCAAAGCAAGCGGCTCAAGACCTGGGCGATGCGTGGCTAGCCGGATTTGACGCCATTGGCAAAGGGGCCAACGTCTACACGTCACTGGCTGGAATTGCCAAGAACGCCTTAGCGAGCATTGCCGGGCAAGAGGCCAAATTCTACGAAGCGAAAGCGTTGTCCTCATTGGGCGACGCTCTCTTAGGCAATCCAGCAGGGTTTGCAGCGGCGGCAGAGTATGCAGCGGCAGCGGCGGCATTCGCGATTGTAGGAGGCGCGTTGAGCGGCGGCGGTTCCAGTGGTGGTGGCTCAAGTGGCGGCGGTGCATCTCCCATCAGTGTCGCGCAGTACCAGAAGAACGCACAAGACGCATCAGACGGCAAAGGCACGGTCAACATCATTTTCCCGGCTAACTCGATCTTTGATATGAGCGATCCACGGACTCAGAGCGGATTCGTTTCAGCCCTTCAACAGGTAGACAGCATGAATCTTTACAACATTCAGTTCAAATAACATGGGCATCTATCAGGCAACATCACCGCGCATCATGTGGGGCTCTGGCTTTACGACCTCCGCAAGTTTCGCCTTTCCGATTGACAACGCACAAAGCATCAGCGAGCAACGAGACGGCTCAGAGTACGTTGTGGCCCCAAGCGGGAACACTGACGCTTGGACAACAGGAAGAAATTTCCTCCTTACTGGCAACTGGCGCTGGATTCCGACTACCAATTCAACCTCACCGCTTCAGACCGGCTGGGACGGCACCACAGGGGTAAGAGCTATGCTGGAATACATGCAAGATCAGCAACCAGTACGCCTGTATCCGGATGCTAAGGGGTCCGCTTTCATTACCTGCTATCTCAGTTCGCCTATGGGGCCGAATTCGGTTGCCGGGGCTGTGAGTATCGAGGCTGATGGCAGTAGAAACCTGCAAATGACCCTTTACAGCTCTGGTAGTGCATTCGACGGATATGGCCGATGAGTGCTTTCCAACCCGCCTATCGAATGACGGTCTATGGTCGTGGCGATGAGTCAACCGCACTGGTTCCGATCAACAGCACACATTCTGACCCCTTCCAGATCACGACACTAGCGGGGCTCTCGGGATTCCAGCCGTATATGGACTGGCCGAAAGGCACTAAATCGACAGTGACTATCCCTCAGGCAAAATTGGTTGCGGGACGGATCAATGTGGCCATCCTGGATAAGCGCCTGAGTCCTAGCAGTAACTATGTCCGATGGGTCTCAGCATTTCTCTCAGAAAGTGGCAGGTTGATTCTGTTCGGTCGTAAATGCTTCATTGAGGAATCGACGGACAACGGCTCAACATGGACAGCGTACTTTGTCGGCCGCATTACGAACGTCACCTTGACCAGCGGGTTGCAATACACTTTTGAAATAACCGATTCCTTCATTGACTTGGGCCGAACGATTTTCGACAGACTGCCTGATGTTGGCTATTGTGTCCCCGAGTTGCTGATCCCAAGCGGTTTGGAAAAGACGGTATTAGGAATGCAAGGCGTAGACCCTCAATCGTTGCTAGCGAAAGTCGTGGCAGTTGCTCCGGGCGTTGGCGTCTCTTTCTTCATTATCAATGACAACCACACGTTACGGCCCAAGCCCTTAGCCTCTGGCTCTGTGACTGGCGATGTGGCGCGCCTCTCTCCCGAGTTTACGCAGATTGTTGCGGCGACTGATTTTGCCACCGTCAACATTCCCGGACTTCTCGGCACGGCACAGGTTCCCGAAACACCCGTCATCAATCCCAATAATCAGAACACCGTCACCTTCTACAGCGCAACGGACGGTACTTTGATTGGCACGATGCCGCTATCGACCTACACGGGCACCAGCAATAACACCATCATTAGCAGATTCACCACCGTGCAACTGACTGGCTCATTGTCAACCAGCGCCTTCCACGACAACGATCAATACTATGTGACGATGAAGTCCCCCAAGCAGCCCTTCTATTTGGCCTATGTTCACCCGCTGCAACTCGTGATGGACATTTGTGATGGCTTGTACTCGTTGCCGGTCAATGGGGACGATAGCCAACGCATTACGATCCCTTATGACGCTACCGGCATTGCGAGTCTGATGGCCAATGTTCCGCGCATTCAGCCGGGCATCTTCCGGGTTACCGAGACGATGACGATTCAGGACGTGATAGAACAATGGTGCCTTCAACCGTACAACTTGGGGTATATCACGAGGCCGGTAGGCGGCAGTACCCCGGAAAGTCAGCTCCATTTCTTCGACCTTGCGCTGCCCTCCTCGCTTGACGGGTTGCCGACCATCACACAAAACGACATCGTGGCCTCTGCCCTGCCTTCATGGACTGCCGTGGCACCAATCAAGACATTTACCTACACGTATAGCTCTGACTATTACGACCCGATGCCAACGGTTGCGACGGTCGATGCCTACCTCAAGTCAAAGACGGTATCGAATGAAATCCTTTCGCTTGACATTGCCGACGTATACTTGCCAGCCAACAGCTTGGAAATCAAAGCGAATGGCGTGCGGGGCAGCATCGTAGCATCGGGCTCTAACTCACCATCGGGGAGTCAGTACGACAAACTGATTGAGCCGTATGCAAACACTCTAGCCAGCGATATCGCGACTCGGTGGGTTATTCCTGGCAGCACCACTCTCGCACTGTCCTGCCGTCGTACCTCGACCATCAATAGCCTAGGAGTGGGCGATTGGACGTGGGTAACCGTCGACAAAGCCCCTAACCAAGCCCTGAACCAAAGGGGCGGCACGCGGCTAATGCAGGTGGTAAATCGGAATGAGACCGGCGCATCCGTCAGCATCACGCTTGTCGATGGCGCTTTGAATAACGTGGCTACCGCTCCGACGTTGGGTAGTCTTGTCGAGGCCACCAGCTCGTTAGGCGATGCTGTACAACTGCCCATCACGCTGGCCAATGACGGAGGCGTGACCTTTCAGATTCTAGCTGGTGGGCTCCATGAATCGACCCCACTAGATACCGATGCTCGCTGGCGCACTATCTCAGTACCCGTCATCAATAACAGCACCTATACAGCCGTTGCCCAGAATCTTCTGGCCGGGGCAACCATCTATGGCCGGGCACGTACCGAATATCTGATCGCGACAAGCTCTCTACCATCGGCTTGGGTTTACTCGAACAGCTCGGTTGACCTTGATTACTTGGATGCGCCAACCGGCCTGTCAGTGACCAACATTACCTCGACCCATGCTCACACGTTCTGGACTTGCGCGAATTCGTCATCGCTTGTCGAAGTGCTTCTGGCCAGTCCGCAGGATCAGCCGGTTGAAAGTCTCGCGATTCTTCAACCTGGGTCTAGTGCGTTCGACCTGACCGACCTCAACCTCTTGCCCTCTCCGTCATGCTCAGTCGCTATCCGGCATCGCAATGGGTACAACTCGGTTAGCAACAGCATCACCGCCAACTTCATCGCAACCGGATCAGACGCGGTACAGCTCGACCCGCCCGTCATGTTCGTTTTCATAGGCTCATAAATGGATACTCTTTCAACCGGCATTGTTCTCGTCATCCTAGCAGAGGTTCAGGGCGAATCGATCAGCATTCAACGCGCTCCCGATGTGTCAGGCGTTCCCGGAACATTCGCAGACTATGGCGTCATCGTTAGCTGTGATCAAGCAGGGTCACCATTCTTTGACGCACCATTGCCACTCGACGGGACAACCTACTGGTATCGCAGCCAAGGGAAGGAATCCGGCTATCTCGATTCCTCCTATTCCACGCCGATTTCAGCAGAGGCAGCCGTCATCGATCCGACGATTGATTTTTCAAGCAAACCGTGGGAATTCAACTCAACAATTCCGCTCAGTCTGGTAATGTCGGTCATTGCCGATACCACTGGCTCTGTCACGGTCTCAAGCTCTGTCAATCGTGACCCGGCATCCTCAACTCAACCGTTAGTGTCTCTTGCGTCCTATACCGGGCTCCCAACCAATCCAACGTTGATCGGAGTCGGTACCTGGCTCATTCAAAAGCCCTCAAGTGGCAGCGGTACGGCAGTCTTTACCAACACCTTGGCCGGACGATTATCGGGATATGATGGCGTCGTAGTGGAACCAGTTGCCTTGCTCACGAGCAGCTCATTCCTTTCCGTCTCAATGCATCAGGTCTCCAGCTCTGCCACCTCTGTTACCGTGTCATCATCCGTCTACAACCCCGCTGGCTATCCGGTTGGCGTCTCGCTCGACTCTTATAGCAACCTGACCCCGACACGCCTTTCACCCGGCATCTGGACACTTGGCAGACCATCGGCTTCCTCTGGTACAGCAGTCTTTAGCGTGACCTCATCAAATGCAGCCACCGTACCGGACTTTGAGGCATTCTTTGTAGACAGCCAGAACCTTACCCCGCTCTCGGTCACTGGCGTCATTCTCAGCGAGACGACTTCATCCGTTACCGGCCGGTTTGATGTGACAGACCCCTACACGCCTTCCGGATCGATTGCCGGGATTACCACACACTTTGTCAGCCAGTCCGCGCCCAACTTTTCAGCATCCATCGGCACGGTTACGAATACGAATGGCGTCTATTCCGTAGCCTTCTCGACAACCCGAGGCAGTTACGCAGGAGGGGCTAACACCTCATATCTGACGATGATTGCCAGCAAGAGCGGTTACACCCCTGAAGAGGATTCGGTCACCATCCTGGAGAATGTCAGCAACCTTGGGCATCTCACAGCTCGTCTCGTCATCACAGGGGAATCAGCCAATACGGTTACGGTCAGCGGCAGTGGCAATGATCCGATTTCAGGAAGCGCTGCCCCAACACTCACCTTCAGTCTCAATCCTGGAGGCACGTTCACTGGGGTCAACCCGTGGACAGTCAATCGTCCATTGTCGTCCAGCATTCAGGCGCAATTGGTCGTGTCCTCTCCGAATCGCGTTCCTGATGCTGCCTATGCGACCATTGCCACCAACGTCGCTGCCTATACCGTCTCCAGTTCGCTTGCCCTCTTGTTTAGCGTGCTCAGTCAAGATGGTACGACCGTCACCTATACCTCAAGCGTATCGAATCCGGGGCACGTCGCCGTGTCAAACCCGTATCTGATTTTTGCTGACACAAGTAACGGGGCATCAGTCGCCATCAGTAGTGGTGATTTCGTCTTTACCCGCCCGTACACGTCAGTAGCAGCATTCACGTATGGCGTGTCGAGTAGTGTGGCTGGCATCTACGCTGATACTCACACGCTCTATATCCCTTCGACCAACATGTACCAACTCAGTGTCAATGCCATTCCGGTTTCTTCCACTGACACGACGGTCACCGTTGATGTGGTTGTCTCTGACCCGCTCGACCCGTCTCGTACTGGACTGGCAGACGTAACGATGACGGTAACCAACAGCGAGAATAGTGGCCTCTCAGCGACACTGGACAGCACAACCGAGAATATGGGCAACACGGTCTACCGATACACCTTGACCCGAAGCGACTACGGAACGGGGCCGGGCCGGTATTCCTTCACGGCCTCTAAAAGCGGATATCAAAGCGAGTCCGATGCCGCTGATGTGCCAGAGTCCAACGTTCTTTCTCTCGGTATCAATGCTCAAACGATTGCGAGCGATTCGACAACGCAGACCGTAGCGGTAACCGGCTCATGCTTTGTTGGCGGCGATGCTCCGACTCTGACTTTGATCGGCAATCCCGGCTCATTGTCTGTCTCGGCTGGCACACCTTCAAGCACCACTGGCGCAACGAGCATCACCACGAATACATGGGTTGTGACACGGCCTGACACGTTACCAGCCAGCTTGACCTTTGAAGCGAGCCGTACAGGTCAGCAGTCCATTCACATTGACCAACAAATCCTGCCACAAGCAGTTGGCTCAGGTGGCGGTGGTAGCACGTATATCTCAGCATTCTATGTGTCCAGTGTCGACCAATCCGGCAATCAAGTGGTTTTGACCTTCGCTGGCTCCCCTCCGAGTGGCGGCAGCCTTTCGATAATGGGCGACGCTGCGGCAAGCTGGGGGCCTGATGGCGTCACCGAAACAGGCGTCAGCGGAACGTCATATGATTTTCCTCTCGGCGTGTTCGATATCTCTGCTGGCAAGAGTGGTGCTTGGGAAAATATCGCGCTGTCTTTCACAATGATTGTCAAGAACAGTGGTGGCTCGGTAGTCCAGACGATGAATGCTGGTTCAAGTGTCCCCGGTACTGAAGTTCTATGACCACTCTATTTACAAAGGAGGGCTAGCAGTCACGGCCCCTTACTTGGAGCATCACCATTCCCCGTTACAACATTGCCATCAATCAAGGCGCTTCCTACTCGACTCAGTTCAGCTTCTTGGACGCCTTCGGTAATCCGCTTGACCTTACCGGCTATTCCGTCGCATCAGACTTGAAAGTCGCCTATGCGGACACGGCATCGGCAGCATCCTTTGTGGCCACCATCGTTGATCCGCCAACATCAGGCAGCATCACGCTTGGGCTATCACCAGACGCCACAGCTCTCTTGCAAGGCGCATATTTCTACGACGTTCGGCTCACCATAGGGTCAGACGTTATCCGGCCTATCGAGGGCAAAGCAGTCATTAGCCCCGAGGTGACGCAATGAGCCAGGATATTTCCCTGATCAAGGTCATCGAGAACGGTATCACGGTCGTAACCACCAACTTTGTTCCGCTGCCCTCTGCCAACATCTCCAGCTCCTATGCCTCAACCGCCTCCTACGCTCTCACCTCAGCAGGACAGGTCGAGTCAGCTATCAGCAGCTCTTACGCCTTGACGGCCTCTTATGCGATGAATGGTGGCGGATCGGCCACGCTACCATCAGGCCTGATTTCCAGCTCAGCTCAGGTCATTGCGGATTTACCCATCGGCACGGTCAGCTCATCAGCGCAAGTCATCGGCAATCTTCCGCAAGGGACGATTTCCAGCAGCGGCCAAGTCGATTACAACGGCATTCAGAACCATCCGACAACGATTGCCACTGCCTCCTACATCACCTTTACCAACATCGCCAATAGACCGGCCTTAGTCTCGGCATCCTCACAAGTTGTCTACGGCTCATTGACAGGCATTCCGGCATCGATCATCAGCAGCTCGGCCCAGGTCATTGCAGCACTACCACTCGGCACGGTCTCGGCATCATCCCAAGTCAACAACATCGCTAGTAGCTCCTACGCTCTCACAGCATCAGCAGCAACCAGCCTTACCTACACCATTGCCACCGCTTCCTATGCCCTTACCGCTGGCTCAACTGGTGGTGGTCTCTCGGGTAATGGGACTAACGGCAAGCTGGCTATCTGGACTGGTGGGGCTCTCTCAAGCTCTATCCTTGATGACAACGGCACACGTCTCTCGACACCATTCCCTCTGACGGCCTCGGCATTCATGGGCAATGGGGCTGGCATCACTGGCGTTATCTCGTCTAGCTATGCCCCGCTGATTCTTCCGGCCAACGTCATCAGCAGCTCGGCCCAAGTCATTGCCGATTTACCTGTCGGGACTGTCTCTAGCTCGGCTCAGGTCATTGCGGCACTACCACTCGGCACGGTCTCTAGCTCTACCCAGGTCAACAACATTCAAAGCAGCTCCTATGCCTTGACTGCCTCTTACGCCTTATCCGCGATTGCCTCATTGCCAGCGGGTATTGTCAGCGCATCATCACAGGTCATCTACTCGGCTGTGACGGGCATTCCTACCAACCTGATCAGCTCATCGGCTCAGGTCATTGCCACTCTTCCCATCGGCACGGTCTCGTCATCACTCCAATACTCAACAGGCAGTTATACCGGCTCCTTCACGGGCTCTCTATTTGGCTCTAGCTCTTATGCTTTCACAGCATCCTTTGCCAAATCTTCTAGCTATGCCCCACTGATTCTTCCGAACAATATCATTTCAAGCTCTGCCCAAGTCATTGCCAATCTTCCTATCGGCACAGTCTCGGCATCCTCGCAAGTTGTTTACGGCTCACTCACCGGCATTCCAGCCAACATCATCAGCAGTTCAGCGCAAGTTATTGCCGGATTACCTAGCGGCACGGTTTCTAGCTCATTGCAGATTACAAATGTTGCTAGTAGCTCGTATGCCGCAACTGCTAGTGTCCTCGGTCAACTCAGTTACGCCGCATTCACCACCCCGACGATTCTGTCTCAGGCGACCTACACATCAAGCATGACCATTGCCAATCGCGCAACAGTCTTTGCCGTGTCGGGCTCCTGTTACTCGCGCATCCGTCTGTATTCCACCACTGCCCTTCGCGATGCTGACATAGCCCGTTCAACTGCCTCCTTCGCTAGCGCATCCTCTGGCTTGTTACTCGATATCGTCACGTCTGGCTCAAGCACTCCCAACGGCGGCACCATCACCTATCTAACTCCCCCTGCCATTGTCTACGGCGGATTGTTGGCGAGCACAGCGTCGCTCGGCTACACCATTACCAATCTCACACCCGCAACTGTCGCCATCTCCGGATCGGTTGTGTTTCTAGGTCAATAACCCAATGGTCACCTATCCAGACATCTATCAATCCGGCGACCTAATGATTGTCGTCAACTCCCTTTCTGAAATGGGCGATGCCTTAGTCCCTCACCGCCATGTTGCCTCGCATTTCAGCCGATGCGTTACAGGCAAAGCATCCATCATCATCGATGGCGTCGCAAATGAATGTGGCCCCGGCGAAGGCATTTTGGTTGAGCGAAGCGTCGTACACAACATCGTCGCTCTTGCTGATGATACCGTTGTCAACTGTGAATGGGATGTGAATGATTTTGCTGTTGAGCAGAACAAAGGCGGCTGTATCCATGATTGTCCCGGCACAACCGAACCCGGCCCTCCACCACTCGGCTTAGAACCATATGTCGATTAGCATTACCCAACAGTTCGGCGCATCGGTTGCAGGGGCATCGAATCCAACGCTAACAGCTACACCGGGCAGTTCCATCGCGGCAGGTGCGTTGGTTATTGGAGTATTCAGACAAGGTGCGGGCGGTGCCATTTCAGGCGTTGGAACACCATCAGGCGGCGGCGTGACCACTTGGACGACTGGCCCGACCGATAACAACATTCACGAATGGACAGCGGCAGTCTGGTACGGCATTTCGACCGGCGGTACTTCACCCGTTACGCTTGCGCTCACAGCGACCACTACCAACGGACATTTTGATGTGATGGAATGCAGCGGCTTTGACGGCGGATTTCAAATCGACGGCACCCCAGCCCACAGCAACGGACAGAATGCCACGTCGGTAACAACGAGTACCACACCTGGCGCTGGTAAAAATGTGTTGCTCATATCGATATTCGACACACAAGGAACAACGTCCATAACGCCAACTGGCTATACAGCGGGTAATAATGGCGGGCCGGGCGGTACCCCTTGGGTCTATCAAATCGTCCCAAGTACCACATCAAGCGCCTACAGCATCACATGGGCCGCTGGCTATGCCCGTTATGCCGTGTTACTCGTAGCTATTGAAGCGATTGCAGGTGGTGGCGGTGGTGGTCCAGTCATGCCAGCAACAGGGCAACTCTATCCGTTCCCTGCAAATGTGGCACAGCAGTTCGCCTCAACGACCAGAACATTTGGCCAACTCTTTCCCTTCTAACCCTTCTTGAGTCTCCCCCTTATGCCCGTAGACGTGTCTAACATCCATATCTCGACTGCCGTTGCCGAGTTGACCATCGCCGCTGTCTCGCTCCTCGTGGGATATTTCAAAATGTATTTGCCGTTGTGCAAAGCGATTGCCCGGCTAGAGGCCTTACGCGAGACGGATAAAGAACAGTGGCAGGTCGTTGGCAAGCATCTCGAATCCATCGACAACAAGCTTGGCGCGGCACTCATCGATCATGCAGCGTTGAAAATCACGGTCCTGGGCATCGATGGCACCAACGGCATTCGCGGACAGATTGCGGATCTCAAATTGCGAGTGGGCGAAGTCGAATCGGAATGCCGTGCCTTGGAAATGCGGGTTACGAGGATTGAGCCGAAGAGCTAG